CCGGCCAGACCGAGAAGGTCTCACCGATGGGGATAGCCCGGGTGGTGCCGTCGGGGTTGTTGGTCTGCGAGATGTTTCGCAGGAACTTGTTCAGGACGCTCCAGTAGAACGGGTCGGTCGGGACGGTGCCGGCCGGTGCCGTGGCGTAGAGCTGGTAGTGCCGCTGGGTGTCGGGGTAGAGAACGATCTGTCCGATGGTGTAGGTGGTCGTCGCGTCCCAGTTCCCATCGTTGTTGCCGTAGTCGGGCAGTGCCTCGGCCCAGTACTGGGCATTGAGCGTGCCGCCGGGGCCGCCCGTGGTCGGAGGATTGCCGGAGTTGATCGAGCCGACATACTGATAGTATTTCTCCTCGGTCTTGAAGTAGACCACCATGCCACCTGAGTAGAGCTGGGCCGGGTCGTAGTTGGCTGCGAAGTACTGCTGCTCGTACACCGTCTGCTCGGGCCAGTCGAAGCACTCCCAGGCGCTCCGCAATGACATGGAGATAAACGTGCGGAAGAAGTTGGACTCCTCGGTGGTCAGCGTTGAGAAAACGCGCCCAGTGAGCTCACAGGCGCGTTGCAGCACGTAGTCGTATGTGACAGTTCTCATTGCTTAGGAAGTGCGTACCAACCCGCAGGAAGAACCACCGTGGACGGCCCCACCAGCTTTTTGTCCTTGTCGAAGGAATAGACGCTGGCCTTGGTTGGCTTGGCCAGCATCACCGGATCACCGGAAGGGACCAGGACCACCTTCGTCACCTGGCATCCGAGGCAGTCCAGCAATGCGATCAGCCAGATCGTCCTTGAGATCCTTGGGTGCTTTTCCATGTTGGATATCGGTGGGTGGGGTCTCGCGGAACCAGTCGAGCAAGGCCTTCAGGATCTGGTAGATCCAGTTCACGCCTTGGGGTCGATTGGAGCGGCGGACTTGTCGGCATCCTTGGCCCAGATGAGCCCGATGCCGGCCGTGACGGCTGCGATGGTCGTGGTGATGTCCAGATTGGTGCTGGGATCACCGTCGAACAGGGCTTTGAGAGCCCCGCCAACAGCGACGAGGATGGCGCCGATGCCGGCGAGTGTGGTTTTGGTGTTTTTCATTTGCGGATTGCTTTATACAACGCCACGCACGCAGCGGCAAGGCCGACCACGGCGGAGATAAAACGGATTCCATCGGTCAGATGTGGCAGCATAGAGGTAAGAGTTGCTGCAGCCGATGTGCCAAGTGAAATGGCTATCCCATTTGTACCGCCGTGGTCGGTGGCGTTCATTTGTTGAGTGCCGTTTCGACTTTCTCAGCAATCGGGAGGGCTGGCTTTGCGTTGGGTAATCCACCAGCTTTGACAGCTACGTCCAGCAGCTTGATGAGGTTGATGGCTTCCTCGCGGGTCAATTCAACGGTGATGTTTTCGTCGTTCATTTTGCAACGCTAGTTGACACCCATGGCAACGGCTTTGCAACCACGGGCGGGTTGATCTGGTTTTCGATCTGCGCGGTGACGTTGGCTTCGACGGCCAACTTGTCCACGCCGTTGGTGAAGCACCAACCGAGGACCTGTTCCGGTTTTAGGTCAGGATACGGAGTGAACGAACCAGTGGGCAAAGCAAACGTGGACGAGCCGGTCAAGACTGCGCTGAAGGTTCCGTCAGATGCACGGCAGCTCCAGTTGGCTGTAACGACAACATCCGACAACGATCCTTCGGTCTTTTTGACTAAAAGCTGTTTGATGATCCAGTTGATTGAGATGGTGGTCATGTGATTAGACGGTGTAGGTCAAATTGATCCACAAAGAACGCGATGCCCCGGCGTTGTGATTTACAAAACCAATTCCCGCTGCACTACTTGAAGCATACAGTTCAATTTCGGTTGTGCTTGTTCCGATAAATGCGACTGGAGAACCTGTAAATGATCCAATCGACGACATCATAATGGACCCCGTTGAACCGACTGAACTATTGGAGGAGAACGGCGAACCAGAAACCTTGATCTGTCCAGAGGCTCCAGTTGTATCGACGTTTGAAAAGTGAATTTGAATTGAAACCTGCCTACCGATTTTCGTGTACCGACCCGTTGCAGTAACAGGAGTCGTCGGATTAGTTGTTGAGCCAGTCAACGTCCCAGTCCAAGTCCCCTCCTCATAATCATCCAGACAATTTGCATCGGACGATGCCACTTGGGTGGCGGGAAAGGTCAATCCAACGCCATTGGCTCCAACGGTTCCACCTTTGAGGACAAGATTTGCAGTGGAGTTAAGGCGCAGGGCCTCGGCCGAATTGATTGCCCAACCAAGTTCATTGGTGGCGGGCAGATACATTCCGTTGGTCGGCACCGTTGCGCTCGAAGGGATAAACCGTTGAGCGGTGGCGGCTCCGGAAACGGTCAACGCTGAAAACGTGGCGGTGCCGGATGCGCCAAGGATCTGGTTAATCGTGACCTTCTTGGTCGTCCCGGATGCGGCCATGGACGTATCCGAAATGTCCACGATCGGCAGCACGTCGGCTGCCGGATCAACCGTGGTGATGGCCGCTAGAACTGTGATTTTTGTGTCTGGCATGGCTTAGTTTGCTTGGATGATGAGTTTGCCTGTGTCCTCTTGGAGCAGGAAGTCCCCGTTCTCCAAGTCTAAAGAGTCGAAGGTGCCGAAAGTGATGACGATCTTGGACGTGCCGTCCTCGAGAAAAACGAAGAAGTCGTCCTCCTGCAGCAGGTCGCGCCGGATGATAGGCAGGTCGGCGCCGCCGCCAGCCCCACCAAGAGCTTGCTCGACGCCGAGTCCTAGACCTAGTCCGAGACGCATTTTAGACCCACTTGCGGTTGTAGGCGATGATCGCCCCGGAGGATACAGCCACCGAGGTGAAGACGCCTGAGAATGAGTCGCCGGCCTGAATGGTCACGCCGGATGGGAAGTTTGTGATGTTGGATGTGATGGCTCCGAGGATGGTCGTGGAAACGGCGTGGATCTCCATCCAGTTGCCGGTCACAGTGCCCGCGGAGGCGTCGATGTACCGGCCACCGTATTCGCCGGCCAGTTGGCGGTTTGATCCGACATTCATAGAGTGAACTTCTGACTACTGCGTTTTGTGCCACCACTCCATCCAACCTGCAAGCGTGTAGCCCCGCAGCGCACTCGCACCTCGGGGTTATCCCGCTCGACCTCTTTGAGAAACTGGGAATCCTTCCAGCAGTCGTACCCGTACTTGGTGCCCCAGGCATGGTAGAGAGTGGGGTCAACCCGCATCCGCAGGCGTCCGATGCCGTCAATGGCGCGGACCTCGCGATGCGAGTCCTGGGCGATGCGCTTCTGATCAATGCCGGCCTTGACCCAGTCCTTCTGGATGCCGGATTGGAACTCCTTGATGACGGCGCGGCGCAGTTCGCCGGGCATATCGTCGAGAGCGTTGGCGATGACGGAGGATGCGGAATTGTGGGACATGAGAAAGGAAAGAGGGGGAGGCCCGGAGTGGACCTCCCCCGTTGGTCAGTGACTAGCTGGCGCCGTTGAAGAAGCCAAAGCCGCTCGGGTTCTTCACCACAAGACCAGCAATGGCCTCGACGAGACGGGCAGGGCCGCCGCCGGCGTCGGGCAGAACCTTGACCTGGGGTAACTTGGCGTAGCGGACCTCGACCATGTCCATGGGGATGACGTAGCCCTTGAAGGCCTGAGCGGTCAGCGCGGTGCTGGTCTTGCCGCCGACGAAGGTCGACGGGTGCAGGATCAAGCGACCGAAGTCGCCCTCGAAGATGTCGATGGACGCCTTGAAGGTGTCGGCAGACAGCTCCTGGTTGAAGGTGCGGACGCTGGTGGCAGCAATCGTGTTGCTGTTGGCCGTCACGGTCGTGCCCGAGGCCGTGAGGTTGGTGAACGCACGCTTGAGCGTGGTGCCAAGGATACAATCGTAGTCGCGGAAGGTGCCGGTAATGCCGTAGACAGCAGTCAGCACGTTCTGAGCGGTGGCCTCGGTGAAAGAGGCGCTGGCCGTGGTGTCAATCGCGGCAGAGGCCGGCAGGAAGGGCGAACCGGAAGCGCAAGCGCCGATGTTGGAGGCGTTGGTGCTGTTGAGCCAGTTGCCAAGGGAGCCGGTCAGGTACGGGTTCGTACCGTTGTCGGCCTGGGCGGCTTGGTTGGTGCACATGAAGGTCGCCTCCATGGAGCGCTTGAGCTCGACCAAACGCTTGGCAATGCCGTTTGCGAGCTCATCCGTCACACCAACGACATCCTGAGTTTCGGCGATGAAACCGATGCGCAAGTCGTTGCGGAAGGCCTGGGCGTAGTTGTTCAAACGGGTCCGGTTGGTCACCGGGTTGCCCGCGCTGGACACGGTCACGTCGGTGCCGTCGACCACGCCGGCAAGGGTCGGCGCGGCATAATTGTCGACCGACCATGAGAACTGCATATTCCCGAGGTCCTTGCCCTTGGGGGCCATGGACACGAACGGGGTCGACTTGGCGTCGACGATGGCGATGTAGTCAGCGAGGTCTTCGCGGACTTCGGAGGTTGAAGCGAGCGGCACAGAGCCGCCCTGGTTGGGCTGAAGTAGGGGCATGGTTTAGAGCATCCTTTTGAGTAATTGGGCTAATTCGGTTGTCGTCCCGGACTTTCGGAACTGCGACTTGGCGTTGTCCAGGCCGACCTTGGCCGCATCCTTCTTTGCAGGGATTGCGGTGGGTCGACCGGGCTGACTGGGTGCCTTGGCCAGTGGGCGGGTAGCAGATGGCTTGCCCTTGGCGGACTCCTGCGCCAGACGCAACTTGCGCCCGGCAATGAAGTCACCGACCAGCACCTGGTACTCCGGCAGTGAGGCAATCTGCGGCAGTTGCCGCAGGACGGCCTGCGCCTCGGTGTACTCGGCAGCCGAACGGTCTTTCCACCATGGATAGAGCTGTTCCGCGATGGGCTTGATCTGCTGATAGTTCTGCAGGAAGCGAGCTCTGGTTGGGATGTGTAGGTCAATGGCGTCTTCTACACGCCGCTTGATCTGCTTCACGTCCTCCGCGCTGTACTCCTTGCCCTCTACTTCGCAGCCGTCGATGTTGTCCTCGCACCACCGTTTGAGATTCCGGGCCTTAGTCCACTCATCGTTGAGTTTGGACACTTCCCAGACATCGGCAAACGGGTCTGCAGCGGACTGCACCGGGGTTGGCCTATCGTTGCTCTGCTCCAGCTTGGTCTTGGCGTCGTTGAGCTCCCGCTCGAGCGCCTCGGCCTTCTCCAGCGCCTCTTTCTTCTGGCGCGTGAGCTTGTCGATGCGTTTGCGGTAGCCCAGCGATTCCTCGTCGCTGTTCTCTTCGGTCTCGGAAAGAACATCCTGCTCAGGCGACTCGGCCTGAGCGTCCGTTTGTTCTGCGGTCGGCTCCGCATCCTCGGCCTGATCGTCCACGGAAGTGGATTCCGGCTCCGGCGCTTGTCGCTCGACGGCTGACGCCTTCTCTTCCTCCCCGCTGAATCGTGTCTTCAGTAGCTTGGCCAACGCCGATTCGTCGAACTGCATCGGGTTGATTGGGGGCTGTGCCGTGTTTTTAGACAGGGTCGCTTCCTGTGTATTCGTCGGGATGTCCATGCTTTTAACCCTGCAAGCCGGGTGTGCTGCGCCATGGTTGTTTAAGGCCAACCAAGAAGCCGTTGTGTGAGTGAGAGCCTAAAACTGACCAGAAGTCAATTCCCTCCCATTTCTTAACGCACTGATTTGTGCGATGAGATCTTTGATTGCGGCTGCCCGGCCTGCGTTGTAGGCACGGTCCTCCGCAGAAAGTGATGGGAGGAGGGCGTTGTGCACCTCGTCCCGTAGCGTGTCGTCAATGACTTGGCCCATAGCCTGGAGTACTGGGTGATCCTCGGACACTGAGAGGGCTTCCGAGAGTTGTTCGTCGGTCAGTTTCATTGGACTCCGAGTCTGCCGGTGATGGCGTTCTGCTGCTGCTGGACGCTGAACTGCAGGTTTTCAAGGTACTTCTGCAGGTTGGATTGGAAGAGCGGGTCCTGCTGAAGCTGGGCCTGATATTTCGGATTGGATTGAAGGACCTGCTGACTGAACTGCAGGCGCATGGGCGCGGTGGGGTCGTTCTCGCGGAGCTGCGGCGGGTTACCGAGGCTCATCAGTGCGATCTCGTCGTTGGTCTCGTTGAACATCTTCTGCGCGGCGGGGCCCTGCTGCATAACCAGCTCGCTTGCTAGGTTGGGGTCGATAGCTCGGAGTGCGACAGAGATCAGCTTGGCCCGGTCGATGACGCCGGCGGTGTCGAGGGGGAGCACCAGGGTGCTGATGGCCTTGAGCTTCTCGGTCACGAGGTCAGTGCTCATCTCGCGCACGTCGAACTTGAGCATCACGTCGAAGTCCTGCACGTCCTGCGGGAGAGGCGTGGCCGAGGCCGTGATGCGCTGGATCTCGGCGGGGCCGATGTATTGGAGCGTGAGGGACAGCACCTGGCGGAACGCCTCGGTCCAGCCGTGCAGCCAGTTGTTGATCAGGCGCTGCTGGCGCATCTGTGTGATGACTGGGGGGACCTTCTCGGTGGGGCGGCCGAAGTAGCGATCGGTCTGGGCCTCGATGGCTGCGATGAGCTGGAAGGCAACACCGGGCTCGCGGGCTGGCGGTTGCAGGAAGCCGATCTCGCCGCGGCGGAGGACAGGGATCTGGATGGCCGGGCCAATTTTGAGGTTACCGCCGCGGGTCTTCGGGACCTCGATGGGCGGGAGAGTGGCCAGGGACGTGTAGTCGAAGATGGAGTCGCGCTGGGCCTTGACCTCATGCTGCCAGGTCGAGCAGACCTCGGGTACGCCGCGGCTCTCGGTGATCTGGCGGTGGATGAGCTCGGAACGCCAGATAACGAAGGGATACTGGCCGTGCGCGTAGTCCAGGGCCTCGAAGTAGCCCCACTTGTCGCCGACCTGGGGGCTGAAGACCGTGTAAAACACGCCCGGGATGCCGTCGGAGTCGATAGCCTTTTGGTAGGCGTAGACCACCTCGATCAGGTTCTCACGGTCGAGGATGGAGTTCTCGGCCAGGCCGACGGCTGCGTAGGTGTAGGCCGAGTAGTCGCTGAAGCGGCCCATCGTGTTGATGGCCTCTTGGGCCCACTCGGCGTCCCACTCCTCGGTCTCGACCTTGTTCAGGAGCTGGGCCTCGGTCATGTAGAACCGGCGGAAGACTACCCGGGCGGACTGGATGTCGGTGGTTTCGGGCGGGAAGACCAACTCGTCGTAGGGCGCCAGGGCTGCGACCATGGGCTTGTTCGTGACCATGGTGGGAATGGGGAAATCGCACTCGCCCTCGGTGCGCAGGTCGCGAACGGCCTTGAGGGCCCGGCGCTTGCGCAGGTTGGGAAAGGCTGAAAGAAGGAGTTCCGCGGATTGATCGTCGGCTTCGGGGTTGGCAATGAGGTTGGGCAGGTCGGCCAGGATGGAGTCCGCGGGGGACTGGGCGGCCAGGGCCATGATCTGGTCCATGGTCAGGTACTGCTCGCGCTGTCCCATCTCCTGCTGCCAGGTGACGTGGACGCCGGCCCAGCCGTAGGTCCAGAGGTACTGGGAGAGCAGCTCGACCTCGCGGGTGAGATCGTTGTACATCTTCGCGTTGACCGTCCAGTCCATCAGGTTGTGCGCGGTGACGGCCTGGTCAAGCTGGCTGATGTTGGTGGGGCTGACGCGGAGCATTGAGCGCCAGAAGGCGGTCGAACAGAGGTCCACGAGGCCGTTGATCACCTCGTCGGCGAGCGGGATGCGCGTGTCGGAGGCCCCGTCCCAAGGGAATGCCGGCTTGATGCGGTTGGCATCATTCCACTTCTTCCCGTCGTCGCTCTGGCCGGGCCAGCGGCAAAAGCGCACGTTCTCCACATTTTCGACACGGGCGAAGACGCTGTAGTCGGTAGCCGAGCGCCGCAGCTCCTCGGTCAATGCGCTGACATTGGGCTCGTCGCCGACCCGGGCCATCACGTCGGTTGCCTGCTTGTAGGAATCTCCTTGCATAGTGAAATGGTTTAGTATCCGCCGCCGCCGCGGCAATCAAAGCCCCCGCGGCCTACGAACGCAAGACCGGAGACCAAAAGCATCCCCAGGCAGTCGATGGGGTCCTTGGTGCAGCCCTTCTGACCGTCGCGGCCGGTGTGCTCGGAGAGTGCGTAGGTGAGGTTGGCGCAGTTGTCGGTGATGTAGAGCGAGGGCTCGTTGAGCGGGGTCAGGGGTTGGGTGGCGTCGTAGGAGAGGAGCGAGTTGATGGCACTGGTGCGCTGGTCGACGGGCACGCCGGGTGCGGGTACGAAGGCCATGGGCTCGTCCAAGGGGTTGTCGGACTCGGCCAAGAGGTCGATGAGGGTTGTGCCGCCGGCCTCGGATAAAGCGGGGGAACCGCCGGCTTTGGGGTCGATCAGGCGCATCACGGGCTCGCCGTAGCCGAGATCGGATTCGATCTGGCGGAAGAGGTTGCGGTACTCGGAGATTGACCGGCCGGCATCGAGGGTCTGGGCGGGGCCGAGCTTGCCGTCGGGCTTTTCGGATGGCAGGGCCCACTCGCCGTAGTTGGAGAAGTCGGGGAACTCGCGGACCACGATGCGCTTGCCGTCCTCGTAAACCAGAAGCCATAGGCAGAACCAATTCCGGGCGCCGGCCGGGTCGCAGACCATGTACAGGGTGCCTCCGGGGGGCACCTTGGATGATGGGATGCAGTGGATGTCGGGGCGGAAACGCGCAAAGGCCTTGCCGATGTTGTCCGAGGCCCAGCCGTAGGCCCGGGTCAGGATCTGGCCCATGGGCGAGGTGACAAGCTTGCTCTTCATCTCGTCGAAGGGGTTGTACGGGTTGTCTTCGCTGAAGAAGAACACGGTGCGCCGGTTGGTCTGGGGCTGCACCATGGTGCGGGCGGCCTTGCCGATGGGCCAGGTGGGGAGCGCTTGCTTGCCCTTGATGAGCTCGGCGTCGTGGAAAGCGGAGATTGAGGAGCCGGCGGTGAACTCCTTGTAGACCGATGCCACGCCTTCGAGGGGTGTTTGGGTCACGAGGAGCTTGCCGCGGCGGGTAATTAGGCGGTAGCGAAGTGTGTCCACCCAGGACTGAGGAACGAGCTCGTCGCACCAGATCAAGTCGGCCTCGCGGCCCTCGATGGTGTTCTCGGATTGCGTGTAGTTCAGGAAGTCGCAGCGGGAGCCGTTGGGCAGGATGAATGAGCCGTCGGTGAAGCCGTTCTTGCGGCTGTAGTTAAGGTAGTGGATGCGGCCCTTCTTGGTGGCCCGGAGGGCGACAGGCAGGTAGTTGTAGATTGCGGGCTGTTGGACAGTGACCGAGGTGGCGTGGGATGTGTGGCAGCAGAGGACAGATGCGTTTTCCTTCTCGAGGAGGGTTTGAACCACGCGGCGGGCGGCCCAGAGGGTTTTACCGGCGCGGTTGCCGCCGGAGATCAAGAGCTCCTGGGTGGCTTGGAACTCGGCGTTGGCGATTTCCCAGTGGTCTGGAATGAAACCGTAGGTGTAGGGATCGGCCTTTTCGAGAAGTACGAGCTGGGTGCGCTTCAGCTTGAGCTCAATTGCGCGGGGGTGCGAGGCGTCGACCTTAGGAATGACGGGGTGCTGGGGTTGCTCGTTCCACCAAATGGTGTTGCAGGCCTCGGTGCAGAAGCGCTTCTGCTTAGGGCCTTCGCGCTGCTTGATGATCTCGAAGGGCTTGGAGCAGGTGAGGCAGAAGGGTTGGCTCATTTATCAATATTTTTCGTTTTAGTGAACCCGTCGACTTTTACCGTCTCCGAGGATTGCCGGACCCCCTCCCCCCGGGGGCCCGGGCGGCCTGGTGTCTGCCTTGTATGGCAGGGGTAGGACATTGGGTCTTCCGAGGGGTGCTGATGTGCGTTTCGATCAATGTTTGCAAGGGTTTGCTGCGTGTTTGAGCGTCGAAGTGAATATAACTGCTATTGTAGGCATGAGTGCCAGAAACAGGCCTAAATGCGTGGTTTTCGATGGTGCTGCCGCGCTAGGGGTAGGACATTTTGGGCCACTACCTAAACCAGATCGGGTGTCTGCTCGTCGTTCACGGGGGTCACGTCGCGCTCTTTTAGGTCCTTCATCAGGTCCCGGTGGCTCACAGAGGCTGTCATGGCGAGGTGGATGCTGGTAGGCTGGCCCTTGATGACCGCCAATTTGTCCGTGAGCACGCCCACGCTGATGGGTAAGGTACGATCGTCGATCAACATAATAGAGGATTCAGCCAGTCTCTTGGTGCCTTTCCAGATCGCAACCTCCAGAAACCCAGTGACGTCCTTGCGCCATTCATCTTCGGTCTCTGGGTAGTCCGCTGGAACCTTGACTCCGCGGATGATCTTGAACGCTGTGGCCTGACTCAGGCCTGTTTCTTCTGCGATCTTCTCCAACGACTTGTTCTCAATGATGCCTTCAACCACCGCATCAGCACGCTCTTGGTTGAGCTTGGAGTTGAAATGTTGACCGGGATGCTCGGATTTTGTGTATCCGATTTCCTTCGCAGCCTTCAGGACTTTCTCTTTGATGTCCTCTGGCACATTGGTTTTGCCAGACAACACACGCTCTGCGTACCGATGATTGACCCCAGCAGCGGCACCTACGTCCTTGAGACTCGGCCTCTTCTTTGGCTTCTTACCCGGCATAAGGCGCAAAGCTGTAGGGGAACTCTCCCCAGTGGTTGAGTTGTTTCTTGGGCTTCATGGAGAGGTGCCTCACTCCGGCTAGGGTCATCCTGACCGCAGCGGCGTAATCCTCACTGAGATACTCGAGTTTGCCGGGCATGGATTCCATGGCTAGTGGCATCCACAAGGTCGGGAAGCGCTCGACGCGCACATCCTCGCACCAGTCGATCCTGTATGGGTTCTGCACTCCTGACCCTCCCAGCGCATCAAGTGTCGCCATAAGGCATTTGCGGGGGATTGCGAGGCATCCCGATGCGAACATGGTGATGGGCACTAGCTCAGAGGCGCACTCAGCGTCATTCACCTGGTGCTTCAAGGCCTGCAGGTGCTCCACCTTCGGGCGCAGGGCCGGCCTGGCGGGCAGTGAGCGGCAGGAGTAGGGGATGCAGACGGTTGCCTGGTGTTCATGGGCCAGCTCGGCCATGCGGACTACATCGGCCGCGGCGAACTCAATGTCGTGATCAAGTTGGACCCAGACGTCCTTGCCGCTGTCCAGGAACCATTTGGTGGCACGGCATCGGGATCGGCTGATCAGTGCATCCTCCCGGATGGTGCGCAGATCGGTCTGCCTGTCCGAGCGGGCGAACGTGGCCGTCAGGTCGACCCAGGACATCATGCACGCTGCACTGATGCCGCCGTAGGCGTACAGCGAAACATGGATGGAAGGCCTGGTACCTGCCTGGGTTATGCCTTGCACCTTGCTGGTCGGCTGCGGTGAGTAAATGAATGGATCTTCCATCTGCGGGGATGCTGCCTTGTTATCGGTCATGGTTCAATGTCCTTCCGTTGGCTTGCGAGGTAGAGCTCGTGCCCCTTGGTGATGAGGTAGACCACGCTGCCTCGGGGCACTTGGCAGGCCTTGGCCACGTCATTCAGCGACAGGCCGCGGTCCCGCAGGTCGTAGGCCTTGCGAGCCAGGTCGGGTGTGTGCCTCTGCTCGGTGACCTCGGATTCATCCTGCATTACTGGGTCTGGCGTGCCGTCTGCCTTAAATGCCATGCTTTTGGGATACGATAGCCAGCCACGCTGCAATCCTATTTTTATGAGTCTCGGTGCATCCATCAATAGTTTTGTTGTATTTGTTATCATAACAGTGAGATGTCTAATGGTGTTGCGGGCAAGTGCTGCCTACCCTTGCCGCTTTTGTCTCCTATAAGCTGAAATATGCGTTGCCTATGTGCCTTGCCACTGGCGCCGGGGTGGATAACGCAACCAAACCTCCCGTCTGCCTGGACAACGAGGTGATTGCGCTGCTTGTCCCCACCTGCCTCGGCGCAGGCTGGGCACTGCCCGACCATTTTCGAGCCAACTTTACGCAGTCCGACGGCGGTCAAGCAGTGTCTAGCATTTGGGACGGATGGGACGGCATTTCCCAACTCCATTCCTACCTGTGAGCACCTTATACCCTCTTTTACTCTCCATGCACCGAGTTGAGAAGTGCCGTCCCCCGTCCCAAACGCTTGACACTGCTTGACCAATCCAGTGGTTTTCATGCGGTCAAGGTCACTTTCATGTAGCCTCGGGACTGTTGTTGTTGACCGTCACTGCGCTGAATGTGGTTCGACGGGATGGCCTGGTGTATCTCCAGCATGAGTTCAGCGGCACGTTTCTGGAAACGCTTCTCCGGTTCCGGCCCCCATTCCTTGTTGTTACACATCGTCATGTAGGCGCTATACAGTTCCTCGGTTGTGATACAATCCGACGACATACTGCTGCCCCTAACATGATTAACGACAAAGTATCTAACACTGTCGCTCTCGCTCAACAGATTATCAATCAGGCCACGCTGCCTTTCGGTCACCGGGAACGGCCTGCCGGCCTGCATGACCCGGCACAGATCCTCCGCGCCCTCCAGGAACCAGTTCAATATCCCGCTGCCTT